CCAAGCGCATCTACAACAAAACCACCCGCACTTGGTACGAGGTCCCGGAGGACCAGTACCGCGAGTACGACCGCTGGCGCACCGCACTCAGAAAGAGGATGCAGTACAGAGGTGAATGCTTCTGCCCGCGCAGCAAATGGTGGCTGTGCGACGGCAACTGCCTCGACTGCGAATTCCACAACGACACGACCATCTCCCTTGACGATCCGCTGCCTGACGGCGAAGGCACTCTCGGCGACTACGTGCCGGACGACGCTCCTCTCATTGAGGAGGTGCTTGCCGATGAGATGATGCTCACCCAGCTTCTTCACCGTCTGGACGAGCTCATGCCGGAGGCACGCCGCATCGGCGAGCTCCGCGAGGAGGGACTCTCCGACGAGGCCATCGCAAAGAAGATCGGCATCAAGCGGACGACATTCCTGTCTCGTCTGAAAAAAGCCAAGCAGAAGCTCTGCGAGGAGTTTCCGGACGAGATGCACGAGCAGTTCCCTGACTGGTTCTAAATGCACGGCTCCGGCTGCCAATCATGGCGGTCGGAGCTTTTTTCAGAATTTCTTTCCTCGTCCTTCGTCAAAACGCGTGCCTCGCCTCCAGTGGGAAGTGTAAGGAGCACAGAAAGCTGCTCCGGATTGGAGGAAACGTGATGAACAAGACACGCAACAGAAGTCCCGCGGACACAGAGATCATCGCCGTTCTTATCGCGATAAGCCATGTATCCGCAAGGCTGGCAAGGAACCTCTCGATCCTTGCTGCAGACAGACAACCATTGGAAGGAGGTAAAGAGAGTGTCAAAAATGGCAGAAATGGATCAGACCATCAGTGAGCTCCGCGATGCCGCCGCTGCTATTAACGCGGCTGCCGACTGGCTCTACCAGCAGTTCTCCGGCACCACAGAGGAAGCGGAACCCGCTCCCAAGCCGGAAGCTCAGCAGGACGAGCCTGAGAAGAAGGAGCTGAAGCTGGAGGATGTGCGGGCGGTTCTCGCCGAAAGGTCGCGGGCCGGTTACACGGCGCAGATCCGCGAGCTGCTCCACAAGTACGGTGCGAGCAAGCTGTCGGCTGTCGATCCGAAGGACTACGAGGCCCTGCTCTTCGATGTGGAGGAACTCAATGAATTCTGAAAAACAGCACGCAATCCTCTCAGCATCAAGCTCCGACAGGTGGATTCACTGCCCGCCGTCCGTCAGACTCAGCGAGGGCTTCAGGGATGAAGGCAGCAGCTACGCCGCCGAAGGAACCTGCGCCCACGCGCTCGCCGAATTCAAGCTCCGAAAGGCGCTCGGCTACCCGGCCGAGAACCCGACCGAAAACCTCGACTACTACAACGAGGAGATGGAGGAAGCCACAGACGGCTACGTCGCCCATGTACTCGAGCAGGTCAAGGACGCGAAGCAAACATGCAGCGATCCGGTTGTTCTGGTCGAACAGCGTGTGGACTTCTCCCGCTGGGTGAAGCAAGGCTTTGGCACTGCCGACGCCTTGATCATCGCTGACGGCACACTCCGGATCATCGATCTGAAGTACGGCTTGGGCGTCGAGGTCTCGGCGGAGCGGAATCCGCAGATGGCCTGCTACAGTCTCGGAGCCTTGGAGCTGTTCGACGACATCTACGACATCGACACGGTCAGCATGACCATCTACCAGCCGAGGCGGCAGAACATCAGCCAGTGGCAGACGCCGAAAGCCAACCTGCTCCAATGGGCCGAGGAAACCCTGAAGCCCGCAGCGGAACAGGCGTGGGACGGCAAGGGAGAATTCTCCTGCGGCCAGTGGTGCCGGTTCTGCAAGGCCAAGACCATCTGCCGGAAGCGGGCCGAGGAGAATCTGAAGCTCGCACAGCACGACTTCAAGCTGCCGCCGGAGCTCTCCGACGCGGAGATCGAGGTCATCCTCAGCAAGGTGGACGAGCTGGTCGCGTGGGCATCCGACATCAAGGAGTACGCGCTCCAGCAGGCGCTCTCCGGCAAGGAGTGGCACGGATTCAAGATCGTCGAAGGCCGCTCCATCCGCAAATACACCGACGAGAACGCCGTCGCCAAGACGGTCGAAGACGCCGGATTCGATCCATTCGAGAGAAAGCTGCTCGGCATCACCGCCATGCAGAAGCTCCTCGGTAGAAGCAAGTTCAACGAACTCCTGTCAGGCCTCGTTGAGAAGCCGCAGGGCAAACCAACACTCGTCCCGGACTCGGATAAGCGTCCGGCGATGAATACAGCAAAAAACGATTTTATGGAGGTCAAAAACTATGAGTAAGACAACTATGCACAATCCGATGAAGGTTATCACTGGTCCGAACACCCGCTGGTCCTACGCCAACGTGTGGGAGCCGAAGTCCATCAACGGCGGCACTCCCAAGTACAGCGTGAGCCTCATCATTCCGAAGTCCGACACCGTGACGGTCGCCAAGATCAAGGCAGCCATCGACGCAGCCTACAAGGAGGGCGAAGCCAAGCTCAAGGGCAACAGCCGCAGCGTGCCTGCACTCTCCGCGATCAAGACGCCGCTTCGTGACGGCGACGCAGAGCGCCCGGACGACGAAGCCTACCGCAACGCCTACTTCGTTAACGCGAACGCCACGACCGCCCCCGGCATCGTGGATGCGGATCTGAATCCGATCATGAGTCGCAGCGAAGTGTACTCCGGCGTGTACGGCAGAGCCAGCATCACCTTCTACGCTTTCAACAGCTCCGGCAACCGCGGCATTGCATGCGGGCTCAACAACCTGCAGAAGATCCGTGACGGCGAGCCGCTCGGCAGCAAGGCCAGCGCCGAGTCCGACTTTGCGGACTTCGCAACCGACGACGACAGCGATTTTCTGGACTAAGGAGGTGCCACCATGAAGGACATTATGGAAATCATCCTCTACATCATCATGGCAGTCGGCGGCATCGCCGGAATCGGACTCCTGCTCAGCATGACGGTTCTCGCAATCCGCTCCGGCAAGGAGGAGCAGGCGCGTGAGGCTCGTCAGGAAGAGCGCGACAAGGAGTACCACGAGCACCGCATGAAGGAGCTCGAAGCGCACCGCGACTGATCCAGCAGAACCATACGTGTAATGGCGGGCGGCAGGGACTTATCTCTCTGCCGCCTTATTCGTGAATTGAGGTGAAAAGATTTTGGAAGAAATATGGAAAGACATACCGGGATACGAAGGACTCTACCAGGCGAGCACGGAAGGTCAAATCCGCAGTCTTGATAGAAGGGTTCCTGGCATATGCCATTTTACTGGAAAGCCCTTCTACAGGACTGTGAGAGGAAGGATTCTCAGGCCCGGCAAATACTGCAAGGCAGGACATCTGTCTGTTGTTCTCGGTCATGGCACTGCTGGAAAGCCTGTACACCAGCTCATCATGCTTACCTTCATTGGGCCTCCCCCAGAAGGAATGGAAGTGCTGCATCGAAACGGTGATCCTACAGATAACCGGTTGGCGAATCTGCACTACGGAACGCGAACTGAAAACATCCTTGACGTCTATCGGCAAGGCGGCAAATGGAGAAAACTCTCGATTGACGATGTTCAAGCCATCCGATTTGGATTCTACTGCGGAATTCCTGGAGTTGAACTCGCAGAGATGTACAACGTAACGCCGTCAATCATCAGTGCAATAAAACACGGAGGATTTTTGCATGGTTAAAATGAACAACTTGTCCTTGGATCTGGAGACGTACAGCGATGTCGACCTCGGCAAATGCGGCGTCTACAAGTACTCGGAATCCCCGGCTTTCGAGATTCTCCTGTTCGGCTACAGCGTGGACGGCGTACCCGTGCAGGTCATCGACCTTGCATCCGGTGAATCCATCCCGGAGGAGATTCTCGACGCGCTGACCGATGACACGGTCGTCAAGTGGGCGTTTAACGCTAACTTCGAGCGCGTCTGCCTGTCACGCTATCTCCGTGACATGGGCCGCAGCCTTGACCCGTTCCATGACAACCATCCGCTGACATTGAAGCCCGCGCGGTTTCTGAATCCGGAGGGCTGGCGCTGCTCGATGGTATGGGCGGCCACAATGGGACTGCCGCTCAGCCTGAAGGGCGTCGGCGCAGTCCTCAAGCTCGAGGACCAGAAGATGGACGAGGGCAAGGCGCTGATCCGCTACTTCTCCGTCCCCTGCGCACCCACCAAGGCGAACGGCGGCAGAACACGGAACCTGCCCTCCGACGATCCCGCCAAATGGGAAACCTTCAAGAAATACAACCAGCGTGACGTCGAGGTCGAGATGTCGATCCAGAGGAAGCTGCGGAACTTCCCGGTGCCGGACTTCGTGTGGGACGAGTACCACATCGACCAGGAGATCAACGACCGCGGCGTGCGCATCGACATGGACCTTGTGAAGAAAGCCATCGACATGGACACCCGCTCCAGAAGCGAGCTCACCGAGAAGATGCAGCGGCTTACCAATCTCGACAATCCGAACAGCGTGCAGCAGATGAAGCAGTGGCTCTCCGACAACGGCATGGAGGTCGACAGTCTCGGCAAGAAGGCCGTCGCAGCCCTCCTCAAGACCGCGCCGCCGAAACTCGCCGAGGTGCTGGAGCTCAGGCAGCAGCTCGCGAAGTCATCCGTGAAGAAGTATCAGACAATGCAGCGTGCCGTGTGCGATGACAGCCGGGCTCGCGGCATGTTCATGTTCTACGGAGCAAACAGGACCGGGCGCTGGGCCGGACGGCTGATCCAGCTGCAGAACCTGCCGCAGAACCACCTGCCGGATCTGGATGCTGCGCGGGCTCTGGTGAAGTCCGGCGACTACGACGCAGTGAAGCTTCTCTATGAGGATGTGCCGGACACGCTCAGCCAGTTGATCCGCACGGCTTTCATTCCGCGGGACGGCTGCCGGTTCTATGTGGCGGACTTCTCCGCCATCGAAGCATGCGTCATCGCATGGTATGCAGGCGAGCAGTGGAAATCCGCCGCGTTCGCAAACGGCGAGGACATCTACTGCAGCACGGCAAGCCGCATGTTCCACAAGCCGGTCGTCAAGCACGGCGTCAACGGCGAACTCCGCGCCAAGGGCAAGATCGCGGAACTGGCGTGCGGCTATGGCGGCTCGACCGGAGCTTTGAAGGCGATGGGCGCACTGGAGATGGGCCTGTCGGAGGATGAGCTTCCGGACATCGTCTCCTCGTGGCGGGATGCAAACCAGCAGATCGTGAAGTTCTGGTGGGACGTCGACAAGGCAGTCATGGCAGCTGTCAAGAACCACAAGACCGCCCGGCTCGGGAAGCTCGTGTTCTTCTGGCAGGCGGGCATGCTGTTCATCACCCTGCCGTCCGGACGGAACCTTGCGTATGTGAAGCCGAAGGTCGGCATGAACCGGTTCGGCGGCGAGTGCATCACCTACGAGGGCGTAGGCGGCACGAAGAAATGGGAGCGCCTCGAATCGTACGGCCCGAAGTTCGTGGAGAACATCGTGCAAGCCACCAGCCGCGACATCCTGTGCAACAGCATGAAGACTCTCCGCTGCTGCGATATCTGCATGCATATCCATGACGAGCTTGTCATTGAAGCCGATCCGCGCGTCTCCCTCGACGTCCTCTGTGAGCAGATGGGCCGCGTTCCTTTGTGGGCGGATGGCCTTGTGCTTCGTGCGGACGGGTATGTCTGTGATTTCTATAAGAAAGATTAAACGGTTTTCGTCAAAAGTGGTCCGTCTCCTCCAGTGGGAAGTAGAGGCGGGCCTCTTTCTTGTTTTGTCCGCCTGAATTCTTGAAAGGAGGATACCGGTTTGGATTACAGGAATTTTGAGGGCTATCCGGACCCGACATGTTGCGAAGCCTTGAGCCTTATCGAAATGGAGGAACGCAAGGCGCTACGTGCGTTCCGGCCCATCATCTACGTCTGCTCGCCGTACGCGGGAGACATCAAACACAACGTTGAGGCCGCACGCCGCTACTGCCGGTTCGCAGTGGAACAGGGATACATTCCGATTGCGCCGCATCTGCTGTTTCCGCAGTTCCTTGACGACACCGATCCGACTGAGCGTGAGCTCGGATTGTTCTTCGGCAATGCGCTGATGAGCAAGTGCACGGAGGTATGGGTGTTCGGCGAGAGGATTTCACGCGGCATGGCTGCGGAGATCCGGCGAGCCAGATGGAAGGGCCATCGCCTCCGCTACTTCACGGAGGATCTGAAGGAGGTGTACGACTGATGTTCACCATCTATACGTCCGACGCCTACCAGCAGGAATCGAACTGCGTGTACCCGAATCCCGTGCAGGTCACTGACGAGGTGAGCTTCAGGAAAGCCGTCTCGCATGACCACGTGTGCGCCAGGTACAGGAACAACTACCGCGGCAACGAGAACTTCATCTCCTCGGACTGCCTGCCGGTCGACTGCGACAACGACCACTCCGAGAATCCGGCGGACTGGAAGACGCCTGCGGATATCGAGGCGGCGCTGCCCGGCGTGTTCTTCGCAGTCCACTACAGCCGACACAACAACAGGCCCAAGGACGGGAAATCCGCAAGGCCGCGCTTCCACATCTTCTTCCAGATCGACCCGATCACAAACTACGAGGCGTATGCCGCATTGAAGCAGCTCCTGCACGACATATTCCCCTATCTGGACGGGAACGCGCTCGACGCGGCACGCTTCCTCTACGGGACACGGAACCCGGAGGTCGAGTTCCATCCGGGCGGCAAGACGCTCACGGACTTCCTGTTCGGCGACGAATTCGACAGGGACATGCCGGGCGGCTACGAGAAGCAGACCACGATTCCAGAGGGCAGCCGGAACAACACGATGTTCCACTGGGCAGTACGCTCCATGAAACGCTATGGCGATTCAGAGGAATCCAGGAACGCGTATTTCACGGAAGCGGAGAAATGCCAACCGCCGCTCTCCACGGAGGAGCTCAACCACATCTGGAGAAGCGCACAGAAATACTATGCGAAGATCGCAAGCCAGCCCGGCTACGTGAGTCCGCAGGAGTACAACAATCCGGACACCGGTTGGAGTGAGCCGCTGCCGTTCTCACGGTATACGATGGCACCCTTCCCGGTCGACGCACTCCCGCAGGCGATAGCCGACTATGTTCGTGCTGTCGCGGAGAGCACGCAGACCAGCGTCGACATGGCAGGCAGCATTGCAATCAGCGTCCTGTCGACCTGCCTTCAGAAGAAGTACCGGATTCAGGGCAAGTCCGACTGGGTAGAGCCGCTCAACACCTACGTAATCGTCATCGCACCGCCATCCGAGAGGAAATCTTCCGTCCTGCATCTGATGCTGCAGCCGGTCAACGACTACGAGGTCGAATACAACAAGACCAACGCCGCTGCAGTCGAAGCGGGACGCATGCAGAAGCGCGTCCTGGAACGCAGGCAGAAGGCCCTCGAGGAGAAGGTCGCCAAAGGCAACGCCGACCCGGAGGAGCTGGAGCGCATCGCACAGGAGGTCGCCGACTTCGAGGAGGTGAATCCGCTGCAACTCTATGTGGATGACATTACGACCGAGAAGCTCGTTTCCGTCATCGCCAGCAACCACGGACACGCCTCGCTGATCTCCAGCGAGGGCGGCATCTTCGACACGCTCTCCGGCATCTACACGCGGAACGTGAACATCGACGTCATGCTCAAGGGCTACTCCGGCGACACGATCCGCGTCGACCGTATCGGCAGGGACAGTGAAAGCATCATGGACCCGGCGCTCACCATCCTCCTGATGGCGCAGCCGAACGTCGTCTCCGCGGTCCTCAGCAACACAACCTTCCGCGGACGAGGTCTCACCGCGAGGTTCCTCTACAGCATGCCTGTTTCCAGTGTGGGAAGCAGGCGCTACCGGAGCGAGGCCGTGACCGACGGCATCTACCGCGCCTATGAGCGTCTGGTGGTGAACCTGCTGGACGACGAGTACCCGGAGAGACCGCAGACCATCACGCTCAGCCCGGAAGCCGACCGCGAGCTTGAAGCCTTCGCCAACTGGCTGGAGCCCAAGCTCACGACCGACTATGCGGAGATGGCCGACTGGGCTGGAAAGCTCGTCGGCAACGTGCTGCGCATCGCCGGGCTCCTCTGCCGGGCAGCCACCTACCAGAGCCACGACTTCCTCGATGTCCACAGCGCACTTACCGTATCGGGCGAGACCATGCAGAACGCGATCCGGCTTGGCAGGTACTTCCTGAACCACGCGCAGGCCGCCTACTCCGTTCTCCCCGAGGACGCGATGTACAAGAACGCCGACATGATCCTCCAGAAGCTCAGGGAGCGGAGCATCGACCACTTCGACCGGCGTGATGCCATGCGCATGTGCCGGACGTTCAAGACCGTGGAGAGCATCCAGCCGGTTCTCGACTTCCTTGAGGACTACGGGTACATCGCGCAGAGGCCGCAGAAGGCATCCGGGACCGGCAGACCGCCGCTTCCCAAGTATGCCGTCAATCCGTGGCTGAAGGAGCACAAATGAGTTTTGTCATTTCGTCCTATGCCTGTCCTGACCTTCAGGACAGGTTCAGGGACACGAAAACATCAGCATCCATGCGGCTTTCAGGGTTTTGTCCCTTTTGTCCGAACCCCTATAAAAAGCAAAAAAGACTTATTTATTTATTATCAATTCTTCTACAAAACCATATGGAAATACGGATAGAGGGACAAAAGCGACAAAAGGGACAAAGCCTCAAAAACGTTGAAAGCACGGAGGTTTTAACACCATGAACAATTCAGGACAAGTCTTAGGCATTGACGGCCTAAAGGACAAAAGCTATCTCGCCCGCTGCCAGAAGACACTACGCAGCTGGGGAGCACCGTTCTCCGGATGGACATGCAAGGAGATCTACGACGTACGTGATGACGACTGGAACGCACCGCTCCACGCATGCGAGCTGTGCGGCTGCACCAAGGTCCGCTACGTTCACGTCATGACGCACCCGGACTACTTCGAGGATGTATCCGTCGGCTGCATCTGCGCCGGAATCATGGAAGGCGACATCCTCGCCGCCAAGGACCGCGAACGGCTGATGAGAAACCGCTCCAAGCGGAAACGCAGCTTCCCGAAACGCAAATGGACAAGGACGACAAACGGCTGGAGTCTCACCTACCACGGAGAGCAGATCCTCATCGGGCGCAGCCGCCACAACCCGGAGCGCCTCGGCGTCAAATACAACGGCCAGTGCGTCTGGACATACAAGGGAAAGCCGATCACCGACTTCCTCTCCGCAGCCTACGCCGCATTCAACCTGGCCGACCCGGTTCCGGAGGCGAAACCATGAGAAGTGAAAAGCAGATCGAGCAGAAACTCGCCAGCGAGGTGAAGCGCCGCGGCGGCATCGCGCCGAAGTTCGTCTCACCCGGCTTCGACGGGATGCCGGACCGGATCATCCTGCTGCCCGGCGCACGCATCGCCTTCGCAGAGCTCAAGGCACCCGGAAAGAAGCCAAGAAGACTGCAATATGCACGGCACCGACTCCTGCGGAAACTCGGATTCCGCGTCTATGTCATCGACAATCCAGAACAGATCGGAGGTGTGATAGATGAAATTGAAAATAGTCTGTGATTGGTGCGGACGTGAATTCTTCCGAGATTCAGCCCAGCTTAAAGGCAAGAAGCACCACTTCTGCAGCAGACAATGCCTCGCGGATTTCAGCAGCAAAGCGAAGAACCCAGACGGCTATGCCAGCCTCAAGGACTTCACTAACATAAGCCAGCACATAACAAAGCTAAACGAGGAACTCAACCCGGATCGTATGACGCCTGAGACCAAGGAGAAACTCAGAGAATCCCGCCTCGGAAAAGGCAGATGCGACGGTTATTCCAAAATCCATGGACTCGCCGCACATCGCGTCGTAGCTGAACAGATGCTTGGAAGGTCATTGATGCCCGGAGAAGTCGTACACCATCGTGACGGAAACCGATACAACAATTCTCCCGAGAATCTGGTCGTTTTTCCGTCGCAAAGTGCACACGCTCACCACCACAGCGAATTGAGATGGTTCATCAAGCAGATAAAAGAAATGGAGGCCGAAGAAAATGCAAAAACTAAGTGACCTTCATTCCTACCAGAAATACTGCGTCTCCTATATCGAGACTCACAACACAGCTGCCATCTTCCTTGATTGCGGTCTTGGGAAAACCATCATCACGCTGACTGCTGCCGTCGACCTTCTGTTTGACAGCTTCGAGGTCAGCCGGATTCTCGTAGTCGCGCCTCTTCGAGTGGCCCGCGACACCTGGCCCGCTGAAATCAGGAAATGGGAGCACCTCTCCGGTCTCACCTACGCCGTTGCAGTCGGAACCGCACGGGAACGCAAGGCGGCACTCATGCAACAGGCGGATATTACGATCATCAACCGGGAGAACCTTGGATGGCTGATCGACGACTCCGGCATTCCCTTCACCTACGATATGGTGGTCTTGGACGAGCTCTCCAGCTTCAAAAACCACAAGTCAAAGCGGTTCCGCGCCCTGATGAAGGTCAGGCCCAAGGTGAAGCGGATCATCGGCCTCACCGGCACGCCATCAAGCAACGGATTGATGGATCTGTGGGCGGAGTTCAAGGTGCTGGACAAGGGAGAACGTCTCGGACGCTTCATCACCCAGTACCGAAACCAGTACTTCATGCCCGACAAGCGTAACGGCGAGATCATCTACTCCTACAAGCCGCTGCCGCATGCAGAGGACGCCATCTACCGGAGAATCGGCGATATTACGATTTCGATGAAGTCCACTGACCACCTGAAGATGCCGGAGCTCGTCTCCTCGCAGTACGAGGTGCAGCTCTCTGCTGATGAGCGGAAACGCTACGAGGAGCTCAAGCAGGATCTGGTGCTGAACCTCCATGGCGACGAAATCACAGCCGCTAACGCAGCGACATTGACTGGGAAGCTCTCCCAGCTCGCCAATGGAGCGATCTATTCCGATGACGGGAAGGTTATCGAATTCCATGACCGGAAGCTCGACGCATTGGAGGACATCATCGAAGCCGCCAACGGCAAACCGCTCCTCGTCGCCTACTGGTTCCGCCATGACCTCGAGAGAATCCGCAGACGCTTCGACGTCCGGGAAATAAAGACATCCGCAGACATCGCGGACTGGAATGCCGGGAACATCCCGGTAGCGGTCATTCATCCCGCTTCTGCCGGGCATGGGCTCAACCTTCAGGCTGGCGGCAACACGCTTGTCTGGTTCGGACTCACATGGAGCCTCGAGCTCTACCAGCAGACAAACGCAAGGCTGTGGCGTCAGGGACAGGAAAGCCGGACCGTCGTCATCCAGCACATCATTGCGGCAAACACCATCGACGGACAGATCCTCAACGCGCTGAAGCGCAAGGACAAGACACAGGCAGCTCTCATTGCTGCTGTGAAGGCGGTGATGTGATGGACGAACCCTACGAGAGGCTGGCTAACGCCATCGTCCTGCAGGCCGTCCACGACTACCGGACAGCACTCAAGGCCCTGCGCATGAATCCACAGAACAAGGCTGCGAAATCCGACAAGGACGAGATCGAGCGGTTCTTCCGTTCCCAGTGGTATCAGGCGCTGACCACGGTCGACGGCGAAATGCTGATAAGGAAACTCAACGAGGAGGTGAAGTCATGACTCCAAAAC